TGGACAGAGGTTGATTTAGCTGCATGATTAAGGTAATATTATAATTATTTAGGAGACAAAATTTATGGCATCTAGTTATTCAACAGATCTAAAACTCGAACTAATGGTCACTGGCGAAAACGCTGGTACATGGGGTGATAAAACAAATACAAACTTAAACTTAGTACAACAAGCAATTGCAGGTTTTGAATCAATTGCACTTTCTGATGGTGGTACAGTTGCTCTTGCAATGTCTGATGCTGCGTTATCAAATGCAAGAAATATGGTTCTTAAATTTACTGGAACTTTAACAACTGCATCAACAGTAACTATTCCAAATGGGATTGAAAAATTTTACATTATTGATTTATCTGCTGTAACAGGTGTAACAAACTTAACAATTAAAACTGTAAGTGGAACTGGTTTTACTGCAGGTGAAGCTGCAATTGTTGCTGCTTACTCTGACGGAACAAATTTAAATGAAATAGCATTGAACACTTTAGGTGGAACAATTGCAACTGCTCAAATAAATGACAACGCAATTACAAGTGCAAAAATTTCTGCAAACCAAGTTACAACTGCAAAGATTGCTGACAACGCAATTACAACTGCGAAGATTTCAGACGCACAAATTACAACTGCGAAGATTGCAGATGCACAAATTACAACTGCGAAAATAGCTAATGATGCAGTTGGTCCAGATCAATTATCAAACACTGCTGTAACAGCAGGATCTTACACAACTGCTAATATTACCGTAGATGCTCAAGGAAGAATAACTGCTGCAACAAGCGGAGCAGGCGGCGATGGAGCTTATGTTCCAAGAGTCTTAGACTTTGGACCAGCTTCTGGAACTATCACGACTCCAGCAAATGCTAGTCAATATTACGCCTATGCGTGTGGTGGTTCTGGCGGAAATGAAGCTCCTTTTGTTATTGGAGGAAGAGGGGGAAATGGTTTATGGGTTGGACCTATATCTGCTTCAACAAGTTACCCTTACACAATTGGTGCTGCAGGAAATCAAGCACCATCACCTGGAGGCGGAAGCGCGGGTGCAGGAGGAGCAACAACTGTTACAGGTTTATTAACGGCGAACGGAGGTAATGGTGGAACTGGTGTGCCGGGAAATCCAGGAACTCAACCTGGATCATTCGCTCCTTTATTTAGCGGTAATCCGGGAAGTGGTGATTTAGTAATGTTTGCAGATAATGCAGGAGGTGTAAATAGCACCTCGATTGCGCAACCAGGTAGGCCAGGTGGTTTATTTTTTTTCGATGATGGAGGAAGTTAAAAATGGCATATGTAATTGTTGAAAACGGAAATCCTATAAGAATAGCAGCAAACGATGTTGATAAAAATCAATTAAATTTGTCTTCAGTAGCTGAAGTTAAAACAATAAGTGATTCAGATTTTTTAAAATTAAAAAAAAATCAAGCGAATTGTATAATTGATAACAATCAAGTTGTTATTCAAGACGATCCATGGATAATACAAAACGTTGAAGTTTTAAATAATGTTATTTCAGGTATTAAAATACCTTTACAAAATTTTTTAGCTCGCAATAAAAATCAATCAAAACCAATCTATAGTGAATGTCAAAACTATTTAAATTATTTAAACTCTTTTGACACCTCAACAGTCACCTTTCCTTTAAATAAATCTTGGGAAGAGTATTGTGAGGAAAATTCTATATTTTATTTGCACCCTTTACAAATACCGTAAAAAAGCTTATACAAAATAATGTTTGAAAACATTATAACGTTTGAAGCTGCAGAAGAATTTATAGAAAATAATCAAGATAATTTACCCATTCCAGCAAAAATTAATATGCCTGAGTGGTATAAAAAATTAGAAAATTCTGCAGATAACAAAACTGTAAAAGGTTGTATTCCTTTTTTAGATACTTTAACTTCAGGATATATTTTGAAAATGCCTTTAGATTTTCATGTTAAACACAATGTTTTACATGAAGGTATAAATCAAACAGGAGTAGTCACTAGTCAAAGATCTGTAAATGAATTTTCAGAAAAAATAAATCTTAATTACCTAGAAAGAATGGAAATTCACCCTCCAAAACAATTAAAGGGAAGCCCTTATTTAGAAAAAAATAAAAATTTACCTATTCATAAAATAATGAATCCTTGGATTATAAAAACACCTCCTGGGTATTCTACTCTTTTTGTTCCTCCATTGAACAATACTGATGATAGATTTTCGATAATTCCAGGTATAGTAGATACTGATACTTTCAATGTTGAAGTGAATTTTCCAATTGTTTTTAACGGAGATAAATATCCTAGTTTAACCACTACTCTTGAAAGAGGAACACCCTACGTCCAGTTGATTCCTTTCAAAAGAGAAAAATGGAAAATGAAAGTAAGAAAAAAAGATGAACAAAAATTCAAAAAGGATAAATTTTTTATGCAACAATTTATTATTAATAATTATAAAAGAAAATTTTGGAGTAAAAAGTCTTTTAAATGAATTCTGATTTACATAATTATATTTCCGTTTACGATGAAAAACTACCTCAAGAAGTTTTAAATAATTTTAAAAAATTTTGTAAATTTAATTTAAATTTAAGTCCAGGTCGCATAGTATCAGATTCAAAGGAAACTAATAATAATGTGGACAAAAATATTAGAAATGTAGAAGTTCACATTTTACAGAATTTAAACGCTAAAACCCTGACTGAATCTCATTGGACAAATTTTTTAAGTTTTGTTTTTACAAAAACAATAGAAGATTATCAAAAAAAATTTTCACTTAATGGAATTTTTAAAGTAATTGATATTCAAATTTTAAAGTATCAAAAAGGTGGTCATTATAAATTTCATGTAGATCATGGCTTAAAAACACCTAGGACTTATAGTTGTATTTTTTTTGTAAACGAAGATTATGAAGGTGGTGATTTAATGTTTAGGTATCCAGGATCTGATAAAACAACTAAAATAGAAAAAAAACAAAACAGACTAATAGTTTGGCCAAGTGATTTTTTGTTTCCTCACACGGTAACTCCTGTTACAGAAGGAGAAAGGTATTCGGTAGTAGCATGGGCATTATAGGAAAAGATTTTAAATATAAAATAATTAAAAATTTTTTATCAAAAGATGAAATATATTTACTGTCTTTATATTGTGAAATAAAACACAGAACTAATCACGATAATTTTGATTTAGAACAAAGTGGTGTAGCAGACACTTCTTTTTACGGTGATCCAATTATGGAATCTTTAATGATCAAAAAGAAACAAATTATGGAAAAAGAAACTGGTAAAAAATTATTACCCACATATTCATTTTGGAGAGCGTATACTATGTATGCTGATTTAAAAAAACATAAAGATAGACCTTCTTGTGAAATTAGTGTAACAGTAAATATAAATGGAGATAAAACGCCTTGGCCTATTTTTATGGATGGAACACCTTTAAATCTTAACAGTGGAGATGCAGCTATTTATTTAGGTTGTGAAATTGAACATTGGAGAGAGGAATTTAAAGGCGATAATCAATTGCAATGTTTTTTACATTATGTAGATGCTGAGGGTAAAAATAAAAATTATTATATGGATCAAAGAGCTTATTGGGGGACTCAAAAATGATAATACGACAAAAAGAAGATGCAACAGGTGAAATAATATTTTCAGACCAAGAAATTGAAATATTAAATAAACATAAAAAACTTGAATTATCGCAAGAATTTTTAAAACATTTTATGAATTTATTTATGAAAGTATTTTTTGATTTTACAAAAAAAATGGACGAAGAACATAAAAGTTTATTGTCTTATGGGGATGAGGAAATTAAAGTAAAAAAGCCTAAAGAGGACTAGGTTTAACTGAAGCACTATTTAAGGTATAATAGCATATGCCTTTAACAAATGTACAAATAGCACCTGGATTTAATAAACAAGTCACCTCAGTAGGCGCAGAAGGCCAATGGACTGATGGGGATTTTGTTAGATTTAGATATGGATTACCAGAAAAAATAGGGGGTTGGAGTCAAATCACAAGTAAAACCCTAGTAGGGGCTGTAAGAGAGCAACTTGTTTGGGCTGACTTAGATGGTAGAAAATATGCAGCACTAGGAACTAACAGAGGCTTATTCATTTATTATGAAGGTGCCTTTTATGATATTACCCCTTTAGACACAGCTATTACAGGAATTACTTTTGATACAACAAATACTTCAGCAACTGTTACCGTAAATAAAATTTCACATGGTTTAGTCGCAGGAGATTTATTCAAATTTACTTCAGTAACTCCTCCAGTAGGCGCAGGTTTTGTTGCTGCTGATTTTGAAACAAACACCTTTCAAGTTGTTACTGCTGCAATAAACACTTTTACAATTACTATGGCAAGTGCTGCCACAGCGACCACCTCTGCGAGTGGTGCAGCTACTATTAATCCATATGTAAAAGTAGGACCCTTAAATCAAAGCGCAGGATATGGTTGGGGAACATCTTCATGGGGTGGAGCTACTGGGGTTGTAAGCACTTTAAATGGAGCTTTGTTAGATGATACCAATGGTACTGGAGGTGTGGGAACTTCAATCACACTTTCTTCAGTTACAGGATTTCCAACATCAGGTACAATAAAAGTTGGAGCTGAATTTATTTCATACACAGGAATATCAGGCAATAATTTAACAAATATTACAAGAGATGTAGCGGGCACAAGATCTGCTCATGCAGACGGATCTTCTGTTGAAGTTTACACAGGTTGGGGTTCAGCATCTATCACAAGTTCAGTAATCCTAGATCCTGCTTCATGGTCTTTAGATCATTTTGGACAAAAGCTTATTGCAACAATTAAAAATGGAAAAACATTTGAATGGAATCCATTAGGAGCTAACCCTACGGCACTTACTACAAGAGCAACTGCTGTAACAAATGCCCCAACAAGATCGGTTATGTCTATCGTATCTGAAAGAGATAGACATCTAATTGTTCTTGGAACAGAAACCAGTATTGGAAATGTCGGTACTCAAGACAAAATGTTTATAAGATTTTCTGATCAAGAAGATATATCTGATTACACACCTACATCAATAAATACAGCAGGAACATTTAGATTAGATTCTGGTGTTAAAATTATAGGTGCAGCTAAAGCAAAAGATTATATATTAATATTAACGGATACTTCTGCATATGTAATGCAATTCGTTGGACCCCCTTTTACTTTCTCAATTAGACAAGTGGGAAGCAACTGTGGTTTAATGGGACAACATGCATTGAAATATGTTAATGGAAAAGTTTTTTGGATGGGTCAAGCAGGAGGTTTTTTTGTATTTGATGGTACTGTTAAATCATTACCGTGTTTAGTAGAAGATTTTGTATTTACAAGTAAAGGAAATAATTTAGGAATAAATTACACTGCAGGAGAACAAGTGTATTCTGGATTAAATCATTTGTATGAAGAAATTAGTTGGTTTTATCCTAAAAATGGTTCTTCTAACGTAGATAGAGTTGTGACATATAATTATACAGAAAATGTATGGACAACAGGATCATTAGCTAGAACATCTTGGCACGATTCAACATTATATGATAATCCATACGCAACACAGTTCAACGGATCAGGGACACCGAGTTTTCCAGTTATTCAAGGTGTGACTAATATAAATGGTGCGAGCACCTATTACGCTCATGAAGTGGGTAATAATGAAGTAGACTCTGCAGGTAACAAAACAGCAATAACTGCGTTCATACAATCTGGAGATTTTGATCTAGCTGTAGAAGGTGACGGTCAAATGTTTATGTCCATGAGAAGATTTGTACCTGATTTCAAATTATTAACTGGTAATGCTCAAATTACAATTAATCTGAGAGATTACCCAACAGATGCTGCAGCATCGTCTCCTTTAGGACCATTTACAATTACAAGTTCTACAGATAAAGTAGATACCCGTGCAAGATCTAGATTTGCTAGTTTAAAAATTGCTAATACTTCTACAGATCAAAATTGGAGATTTGGAACGTTTAGAGCAGATATTCAACCAGATGGAATGAGGGGCTAATGGCTAAAGTAGATATTAACATACCAGAACCAACACCTACATACACTGAGGAGAATCAAAGACAGATATCTCAGTCATTAAGAACGTTAAAAGATAAATTAAATACTTCTTTTCAAGAAGAATTAAAACAAGAAGTCGAAAGAGTTTCTTGGTATACAATGAGGTAGTATGAGCCAAGGATGTAATAACGTCAATGTAGAACCTACAGTCATTGGTGGTGGAAATGGATCAAATGCTTATGATGCATTTGGAAGATTAAGAGTTTCTAATCCATTTACTATTTTTGATAGTACAAATGTAATGTCAAAGAATGATCTCTTTGATGAAGACTTAACAGGATCAGGAACAGTTACTTATACCGCAAATAAATCTACAGTTAATTTAAATGTAACTACAGCTAGTGGCGATAAAGTCATAAGACAATCAAAAAGAGTTATGTCTTATCAACCAGGTAAGTCATTATTTATATTTAATACATTTGTAATGAATGCACAAGAATCTGGATTAGAACAACGTGTTGGAACTTTTGATGCAAACAATGGAATCTTTTTTGAAGATACAGGAACAGGCTATCAAATCGTAAGACGTAGTTATACATCAGGATCAAGTGTTGATGATCCAATTGCACAATCATCTTGGAATGGTGATAAGTTAGATGGTACAGGAGCTAGTGGATATGATTTGAATCCAACTAAAGCAACTATTTTATTTACGGATTATGAATGGTTGGGAATGGGAAGTGTTAGAGTTGGTTTTGTAATAGATGGTAAATTTATAACTGCTCATACATTTTATAATGCTAATAATTTAGATACGGTTTATATGCAAACTGCAAACTTACCAATAAGATATGAAATAGAAACTACAGGAACGATATCAGGTGCAGCCGTATTACAACAAGTATGTTCTT